TAAATTAATTTTAGTATCACCCATTTGTTTATATACAATCTTATCTATCTTTTGTTTTAGGTATGCGAACTCTGCTCTAAATTCTTTTTCAACTTTATGTAATACTTCTAAATTAATATTGATACCATTTGTTTCCATATCAGATAACACAATTAAAAATTCATTCATCATCTTAACTGTCATTAATAAACCTTTATTCTTTGGCAATCTAAGGTCTGCCATCTGGGAATCAAAGAGTCTTCTAGTTATCTGTACATCTATCTTACCATATTCTTCAACAACATCTACTGGTATGTTTTCAAATGATACGCCTCTGTCCATAAATTCTTTTATACTACTATCTTTAGATCCTATCTTTCTTCTACGACAAGACATCTCAAGTGTTAAACTTTTTCTAACACCTCTGTTTAATATATATTCTCCTAGCATAGTGTCATATACTCTGCCACTATATTTAAATCCAGATTCTAATAACCACATCAAATCAAATTTTATATTGTGTCCTACTAATAATGTAGTTTTATCTAGTATAGCTTGTATCTTATGATAACAACCCTCGTCTATTCTCTCACTATGGTTTGTAAAATAATACTCATCATTAATTCCAACACTAACTAATATATTATCTGGATGAAATGGTGATGGGTCATAACCACCTGTCTCTGTTTTTTGATATGATGTTTCTACATCAACTGTTGTAATCATACTTCGTACCTACTTATACCTCTCCTAATAGTACACACGGGTTCACCATGATAACCATTAATTTTATTTTTACTAACACAAAGTGTTCGTATCTTATTTTCCAAATCACTATTAGCATTTCTACCTATACCAATAATCAAATCAGCTTCGGCTGCCTTACCAGTCTTAGAGTTTTCCATTTGATCAAATGAAATACTGTTTCTATTATGTGCATCTGCTGATGCTTGTGATATTGCAATGACTGCACAATCTCTTCTCTTTGCTATCTCTCTTACACTTGTATATATCTGCCTTAACTTTTCATCTGTTCTTGCATATGTACCAGTGACATTTACTTTATCAAGTTGATCTATAACAATTATATCTGGTTTATGTTTCTCACAATGTGCATCTATATCTTCCATAGACCAATCAACTGTATCAAACATAGATATGTTATCTTTTATTTCACTCCAAGATTTGTTTGTTATTTCTTTATCTTCTATTATCTCATCTCTAGTCATACCTGTATAGCAAGATATGGCTCTCATCTGTGTTCTTATTGCAGGTTCTTCATTTATAAACGCATGTATCTTTGCACCCTGTTCGGCAAATCCATTTGGTGCAGTACAAAGACTAACCCAGAATGCAGTCTTACCTGTTTCTGGTCTAGCAAATGCTATCATAAGATTACCACCACCTATACCACCTACATTATCTCGTAGTACAGGTATATTAAATTTCCATTTAGTTGTTACATCTAATAGATCTAATACTTCATTGACATTACTTGTAACTGCAGGAGTTTTTTCTTCATCAATATTATTTTTATGTTTATCAATCATACTAACTATCTCACTAAAGTTAGCTTCTTTGCCATTAAATATTTCAGTAGACTCTACTGCTATTCTCTGTGCCAAATCTCTATCAGATAAGATACGCATTATATCTTTTGCTATCTCTTTGCTTGGCTCTTGTACTTCTTTTATATCTTCTACTAACTCACTAAACTTTTCTTTTGCAGCACGGGTAAGTGCAGGATTAAATATAGCAGTATGTAATGAATACAACTCATCTACCTTTATATCTTCTTCATACTTATCATGTGCTTTTTGTATTGTATCATACAAAGAACTTATATCTCCTGCAAATACTGTTGGAGATAATGTACCTTTGTATTGTGTATAAAATTTTTTATTAAGCATAAGCCTAATCATTTGTTTTTCTATCATAGAATATCTCCCTTATCTGTTCTGTGTTATAGTATTTTAAATCATCTTCTAATGGTTTTACAATTACATTTTCAAAACCAGATGACCTTAACTCTTTTGCCATGTCATATGCTTTTGTTGTAGCATCTCTATCTAAACATATATATAAATTTTTATATGGTTTCAAGTGTGACTTCTGTATTGATTTTAATTTAGTACCCATGATTGCAATACCTGTAAGTATATTAGATACTGCACAAGCTGATGGACAATCTTCTACTATAACTGCATCATTACAATCACCACATTTAAATGGTACATCTTTATTACCATACATAAACCATTTAGGGAAATCATTTTTATTTAATGCCCTACCTACTGCACCTACTATCTTATGTGATACTCTGTTCTTAACTAGGAATACAACTCTATCTTGTTTTACATCATATTTAAAATCTGCTCTACCCCAAGACCAAGACTCCCAACAATTATTATTTGATAACCAACGCATTGCTTTTTCATTTGAGTATATTGATTGAAAACTATCTGGTATCTTAAAGTTTACATCTTCTATATGTAATCCTTTGTTACCATGAAATACTCTTTCTACATATTGCATATTTTTTTCTCCTTGTTTTTTTCCTTTAGCACTACACGAAGCATGAAAGCAATACCAATTTAAACTACCCTCTGTTGTATCTACTGAAAATGTATTTCTACCATTACAGAATGGACAGTCCATTCTTACTTGTGTATCTGCTTGAACAGATAAACCTTGTACTACTGCAAGTTGTTGCTGATAATTCAAATAGATACTTCCTCATATGTTATAAAATATCTATCGACTGAGTAGAAATCATTTGCTTCTACTTTCATTAGATTATTATTTAGATAATAGGCTATATTATTTTGTACCTGCTCTATGTCTGGCTCGTTGTCGAATGGTATTATTGCTACTGCTTCTATTCCTAATCCTGCTATTCTTACTTTGTATTTTTTCATTGTCTATTCCCTTATCATAGTTTTCTTTTTTTGTCAAGTGATTTTCTTTTTTTATTTTTGCGTAATAACTTGGGTGTCTAAAATTAAACATTGTATGTATTTACTATATCCATATCGGTTAAGTCAATGGTATATTCTTTTTCATTTATTTTAAATTGTATTTGATGGCAGTAGTTATTCATATAAGGCATAGACTCATCTACTGTGCCACCTATATTTTTTATAGACTCTTCTAATTTTGTTGCTATATCTTTTGTAATCATTTGCTACCCCCATTAGTTATTACATATCTTAACACACTTGTTGCTGGATTATAATCTGTTGTCTTACAAGATGTAAGGCACAAAAAAAATATAATAAATATTATTTTCACAGTCTACCTTTTCTTTCTTTTCTAGATTTGTATGGTAGTTTAACAGATGCTTCACTATCATTTTTCTTTTTACTTGTCCAAGTAATATATGCGTGGTCATCATTACCCTCTGGTTTGCCACCATATTTTAGTATTGCTTTTTTTAAACTTCTAGCTTCTATTATTTTTTTATCTCCACTCATTCTTTCAAATGTATATTCTCTCATTTATCCTCCTTGTTTATATATTGTCTTACTCCATCTGCTAATTTTTCAATTTCAACCCACAAATCTTCTCCTGTCCAATTTTCAAAAGGTTGCCACGCATGTTCTTCAATCCATTTGTTTAATTTATTTTCTTCCCAATCTATAAAATGATTAGGTAAACTTTCAAATAAATAAAAACTACTTGCGAATACTAAATCTTTTTTTTCTTGCTCTGTCATTAGTGCTCCTTATAACTTACTTGTTTAACTTTACGACTCCAGCAGGCACGACAACTACCACACTCACCATTCTGTTTAGGTGCAGGACATTCTCTACCTACTGCAGGTTTATCTTTGTGTACACCAGATGTCCACTTCCAAAATTTAGGTGGTGGACTATCTACTTTGATTGCTGATACACGCAAACATAAATTCTTTGGTACATCTTCTTCTTTTACTTTGTCTACTATTTTATATTCTCTAGTAGCTAACCAATATTTAATATGTGGTGTAAGTTCACACACCTCAAATATCTTCATCAAATGTGAATAAGATTGTATATCTCCAGAGTCAAACCAACGATGAAAAAGCCTTGATTTATCTAGGTTTTTATACTTTTGGGTAAGTAATTCTGCCATATAATCTACCCACTCAATCATTTCTATTGCCTCGTATCTCTTTTGATACATAGCTTTTACAACTGGAAACACATAACAACCTTTACCTGCATAACATTTATTACAGATAGTTCCCTCTTGTTCTGCTAGTTTAGCACCTGTCTTGCAGTATTGTATTGGTATACCCCACGCATACGAGGGCATCTTACTGGGATTAGATAGTGTGCCTATCTTTTTTTCTATTTCTTTTAGTTTCATTTAACCTCTCTTACATTAGGCTCAACGATATCCCACCATTCACAAGGTGTATTATCTGTGCTAAAACTTTCACTAGCAATTTGTATAGCCTCATCTTTGTCTTTAGCTTTAACAGTACCTACTAAACACATTGGTATTTTTACTTCGTATGTTTTCATATTAATATTCCTCCCACGATAAAGCCAATGCTAAACCAAACAATCTCTGTTCGGTAATACAATGACCAAGTATTTATTTTATTGATTATTTTTTTCATATCTTTTTCTCCAATCTTCTTATTCCATATCTTAAATTATCTTTTGTTATTTTACCAGAGTTGTAATTGTATTGCAAGTTTTGAAATAGTTTTTTAATATGGTCATGTGTTGTACCTGCCATATCACACCACATAGAACAGTCAGCAGTATCAAACCAATTCTTTGCTCTATCTTGTAATGCAGGACTAGACTCGCTATTACTTAATATACCAAATGCGTCTTCCATCATAACTTGTATTTTAGCAATAGCTAATTTTTCTTCTGGTGTTTTATCTTTTATTTCTTTTATCATATTCATAATATTACTATACATTATTTGGTTGGTTGTGTCAATGTGTCTTGTTGATTTTTTCTTATTTTATGATATAGTATCCTGTCGTTGCAGGGGGGTTAGTATATACTACTCCTTATCATTTCTATTTATAACTTTATAAACTATAATCGCCCCTATAAATAAGGCAATCATATTGTATACAAACATACCTATTCCTAATTCTACTGTCATATTATTTTCCCTTTCTTAAGGTGCATACTATTGTTGCAACAAGTATCATCTAAAAATACTCCGAAGATTCATCAACCTTATCCCGTATAATGCTCATTATACTTACAAGGAATTACAATTATATTTTTATCAACCCTAATACTATTATAATATACACCTAAAGAAAGGCTAGGGGATTTCTCCCCTAACCATAGATTGTTATTAAGAGGCAAGGCTGACACCATTGGCTTTTTGCCAAGCAAGTATCTTCTCTGCTCTTGTAGGTTTAGCTTTACCAATATTCATAATTGATTCGGCTGCGTCATCAATAGATATAACCAAGTCCATACCAAACTTATCAGCTAGTATCTCTGGATCAATAGTCCATTGTATCTGCTCATGCTTAGCAAAGTTCTCTACTTGAGAAAACTTAGTCATAGATTTAATTACCTCTTTAAATCTATTAACTCTAGCCACAACAGTTTGTATCCATTGAGTATGAGTATTGACTACCTCTTGCTTTGCATTAATCATCATTTCAAACTTAGCAAACTCTAAGTCTGAACATGGGATTGCTCTTGAACGACAACCACCTGTA